ATTGATAAAATTAATGGTTTTATGGCTGCTGTTACTTGGTACAATGATGAGCCTTTGATTTCTACTACTGGTTCGTTATCTAGCGATTTTATCGCAATGGCTAAAGAAATGTTACCATTAAATAAAATGTCAAAGATTCTTAAATTGTATAAAGACTACACGTTTTGTTTTGAAATTGTACACATAAATGATCCACATATTATCGAAGAAAAATTTGGTGCATATTTAATTGGTTGTCGCGAAAAAGTTAAAGGTTCTAAGCAAGTTAACCAAAAACTTTTAGATGGAATTGCCAAAAAATGGCATGTAATGCGCCCAGAAGTTCAATCAGGTTTGTTTCATGAAATATTGGAACAAGTTAAAACTTATAAGAGAGAAGGCTACGTTGTTTATGATTTGGATAGTGATACTGTTTTAAAACTTAAAACCCCATATTATTTAACATCAAAGTTTATTGCTAGAACTAAAAGATTAGAATTGATTTTTAGTGGTAATTATAAACAAAACTTTGATGAAGAATATTATTCTTTGTGTGAACATATACAAAAAAATTACACTAAAGAATCTTTCTTAGAAACTCCAGAGCAAGAACGTTTAGAATTTGTTCGTTCTTGGGCTGAAAATACTTTAAATTGAGAGACATTATGAAATTAGGCGAATATTTAGAAAATTTACAAGAATTAGTACGTGACCAACCAGAATTAATTGATGCTGAAGTTGTCTATTCAATTGATGATGAAGGGAATGATTATGATGTTGTTAATTGGAATCCAAGCGCAGGTCATTTTGATAAACGCGCTAGAGAGTTTATTTCAGAACATCATATAGAAGATGAAGAAATGCCAATTAATGCTGTTTTAATTAACTAAGGATATAAAATGAATTTTTTAATTGAAAATAATATTGATGCATTATTAACTAAATTAAAGGAAACACATGGCTAATAATTTAATTTTGTAATATAATATACAAATAAACTTTAACAGTTCATTTTAATAAATTTCCATCCAGCATTTTTTCCAGTTGTTGTTATTTCATTTTTTCTATATGATTGCGTAGCTGTGCTATAAATTAAATTATTATTTTTACAAAAATTATTTAATTTTTTAATTTTAAAAAAGTTGCCGGATGGGTCTATAACAATCCATTCTTCTGATTGGTTATCAGAACAAATTGAAGAAAATTCTTTAGACATTTTCTTCCCTGTCATAGCTAAAGATAACTTTTTACGAGTTTCTGTAGAATTTGACATTCCTGTTCTGGAGGGAGGAATTTTAGATTTTAATCGACCTTTATACCAATCATTAGGTATTTGATGAGTTTCTTCTACATATTTTTCTATAATTCCGTTATTTATCCATTTCTTTTTATAGTTTGGATTATTTTCTTTAGATAAATTTTTAAGTAGTTGACCTTTATTCCACCCATCTAAAATTGGTTCTGTGGATAAAATATATTTCTGCGATATTCCGTTATTTATCCAAATTCTATTATAACAAGGGTTATTTTTACCTGACATAGAAATAGAGTGCAATTTTCGTAACCAAGCGTAAGTTTTATTATTAATCCTATTACCATGAGCATCGCTTGACATTCTAATTGCTGAATATATTAACGATTTGTGTAATATAAATTTAGGGGAAAACATTTTTATTAGTAACAAATGAACTACTTTATGTTCTTCGGCAGTTAATTCTATATAATTGTTTATATTTTCTGGATTATTGGTTAAAAACCCGTTTTTCGTATTTCTTTTATTGTTAATATAGAAACAACTGGGAACTATATGATGACGTTCAAAATAATCGATTAAATTTCTATTTTGTGCCCTTTCGATTATTGATAGATACCATTTTAAATATTTATTTGCGCCGCGAGATTGAATAGAAAGTTCTGTAATAGTATTGATATAAATATTATTGCTAGACATTATGGTCTCCTTCAGATTATATTAGAAATGTTTAGAGCTAGTGGGAATGTGGCGTTCCGCGACTAGCATTTTTACTATTTATAATTTGGAAAATTTATGCCAAAAGATTTTGTTATTACAGACAGTAAAAAAGTTTTAATTGTTTTTAAAAGTAGTTGGTGCTCACCTTGTAAAGTGTTAACATCAATTATTGAAAATAATCCACCAGCGATTCCTCTCATAGAGATTGACATTGATGAAGATTATGAATTAGCGGCTAAATACAAAGTTCGTGGAGTTCCTACATTAATTGTTGTGGAAAATGGCGAAGAAATTAAACGAAAGGTTGGATTAATAACTGCTGTTCAATTAAAACAATTTGTTGAATAAAAGTGCTTGACATTGAAAAGGGTATAGCGTATAATAACGTTATACCCTTTTTTATTGGAGTTTGTTATGAATATTTTTTACCTTAATAATGATACCAAATTATGTGCACAGCAACACGTCGACAAACATGTCGTCAAAATGATTTTGGAAACTGCGCAGTTATTGTCTACTGCTCATCGGGTTTTAGATGGCGTAGAAACTGCAGGTTTTTCTGCATCAGGTCGCAAGAAAAAAGTCTGGAAACTTAACAATTCCTATGACGATATTTTATATTCAGCAACACATATAAACCACCCATCAGCGGTTTGGGTTCGTCATGGATTTGAAAATTATCAATGGCTTCATTCTTTGCTTGTAGAATTATGCAAAGAATACACCTATCGTTACGGTAAAACGCATAAATGCGAAGAAATTGGTTTAGTTGATAAATTACAGTATGCTCCATTTAATATCTCAACTAAACTATTTACCGAACCGACACCAGCTATGCCAGTTCATTGTATTGTTCCAGGGGATTCAATTGCATCCTATAGAAACTATTACAATACAGAAAAACGACATATTGCTAGCTGGAAAGGTAAAATAAATGGTAGAAATACTCCATCGTGGTATGAAGAAAGTGCTTGACATTAAATTACTCTTAGAGTATAATAAACTATAATGAATATTTTGAGGATAATTAAATGTTAAACTTTTTAAACTTATTAGCTGAAACTGCAAGCACTAATGATAAACTTGCTATCCTAGAATCAGCAAAAAATGATACTGATACACGATTAGTATTTGAATTAGCATATAACCCTAGAATTAAATTTTGGATTAAAAAACGTTCAGAATCATCTTACTTTTCTACTGTATATCACAAAGGCGATTTAACTAAAGCATTAAATGAATTGGTTGAAAATATAGCGAATAGAAAATTAACAGGTAATGCTGCAATTAAATTCGTTAGTAACCTATTAAATAATTTAACGAAATTTGACCAAGAAGTTTTATATCGAGTTATTGAACGCGATTTAAAATGTGGCGTTAACGTTAAACTAATTAACAAAGTTTGGAAAGATTTAATTCCAGAATACCCTGTTTTATTATGTGGTAAATTCAACGAAAAAACTGAAAAAAATATTAAATATCCAGCTATTTTCCAATGCAAAATGGATTCTTCTCGAATCAACCTTGAGTTCGATGGTAAATTTATTTCAGCAACAACTCGTAATGGTAGCGTTTTATCTATCTCTTGTTTTGACGATTTAACAGTACCATTTGCTGATAGATGTATTATCGATGGCGAATTAATGTGGCGTTATCCTGATGGTCGAGTAGCAGAACGCAAAGTTTCAAATGGCTATGTAACCAAAGCTGTTCGTGGAACTATTACTCCTGAAGAAGAAAAAGGCTTGTATGTTGTTGTTTGGGATTGGATTCCATATCAAGATTTTTCTATGGAAATTTGTCAGATTCCATATAGCGAACGATTAAAAGTTGTTGAAAGTTTAAAAGATTTTTCTGATAATAGATTACAAGTTGTTGAAACTGAAGTCGTTAATTCCCGCGAAGAAGTAATGGAGAAATATCAACGTAATTTAGACCGTGGAGAAGAAGGAGGAATACTTAAATCAATTAATGGTATCTGGGAAGCAAAACGCTCCAAGTATCAATTAAAACTCAAAGCGGAAGATCCTGTAGATTTGTTAGTGATTGGGTTTACTTTAGGAACTCCTGGAACTCAGTTTGATGGTATGCTTGGTGCATTACTTTGTCAAACTTCATGCGGTCAATTAGAAGTGAATGTTGGTAGCGGTTTTAAACATAAACAAGGCGAACGCGATAATCCAGAATCATATGTTGGTAAAATCATTCAGGTAAAATATAACTGTATTATTTCAAGCAAAGGCTCTGATAAAAAGTCATTATTCTTACCAATTTTTGATGGAATTAGAGACGATAAAACTACAGCTAATTCATTAGAGGATTTATTATGATTCAAGAAGATCTTCCAGAATATATTAAACAAATAATTGCCGAGGCAAAAGAGGTATTGTACACAGGCTCTAAATATATTTGCCCCACAGAACCGTATAACGATATCGATATTATGATATTGGTTGATAATATTGAAAAGTGGGAAGCAGAGCATACAGTTGATTCTAAATGCGGAGCCGATGTAACATATTCAGATGACGACATGGTAGCGTTTAGAATTGGTGAGTTTAATATTTTAATTACTGCTAAACCGGATTACTTTATTAAATGGCAGTTTGCAACTCAAATTGCTATTAAATTAAATTTAGTTAAAAAAGAAGATAGAAAATATCTATTTAAAACAATTTTAAATAACGACGGAGTTAAAATTGAACACCTCTAAAAGAATTATCGATTTAATTACTCCAGATACTATAAATAAAACTATAGTGGTTGCAGCTGGATATAAATTTGAAATAAGCGATACTCTTAATGATAAAATCTTAGGAGTAGTTTTGTTTGGAAATTATCGTTATCCAATTATATGGAATGCTAATGGATTTCCGCTTAAAATCAAAGATGCTCCGGAATATTATCACCTTAGATTAATAGAAAAAGAAATGAAAATAAATTATACAAACCCAAAATTAAAAACGCCATTAGCAAAATATGGAAAACTTCTTAATGGGTTTAACAATAATCAATTAGATGAACCGCAAACAAAAGAATTGATTAAATTATCTTCTCTGTTAATTAACGAATTAATTAAAGATACGCAACGAACTAAAAAACTTTCTATGATGGATGGAGATTTAGCGAGATTACAAAAAAATAATAGTGTTTAATTTCTGGAGTTATTATGTTGGTCTATGATGTAGAAACGCTTGGAGCTGAATCCAATTCAGTTATTTTATCTGCTGCTATTGTTTATTTAAATCCCGCTGAAAAACATACATGGGAATCGTTATACGAAAATTCTTTGTTTGTTAAATTTAAAGTAAAAGAACAAGTTAAACAATACAATCGCGTTACCGAAAAAGATACCATTACTTGGTGGAATAAACAATGTGATTTAGCTAAGAAACAAAGTTTTTATCCAAGTGAAAAAGATTTACCAGCTAAACAAGCAATTGCTTGTATTAGAAATTATATTGCTTCTCATTGCGACCCAAAAACTACGTTAATCTGGACTCGAGGCAGTTTGGATCAGGTTGTTATAGATAGTTTATGTAAAGCAACAGGCGATGAGCCTATTATGCAATATTCAAATTATCGAGATATGAGAACATATGTTGATTTAGCTGCTACTAAATCCGTTCGTGGTTATTGTGATATTAATCCAGAAACTTATCCTGGAACATGGGATCGAAATGTGGTTGTTAAACATCGCCCTCAAGACGATGTTATATTAGACGCTCTTATGTTACTATATCCAAGTTAATTATGAAACTTATTGAAAAATTTGTATTAGGTATTGTATTATTCTTTTTATTATTAATGGCAGTTCCTGCTATAGCGATTAGAATTTCTGAATTAGCATTAATTGTTTTCTTTTTGGTTGTTATTTTAAATGTAGGAAAACCTAGATGAATGGCGAGGTTTGGCCAGTAACTCGAAAAAACTTTAATAATCTTTCACTAAAGAAAAAAGTAGAAATATTAAATTATAGAAAAACGCTTGATAATACTATTGAACTTTTATTATTAAAGCGTAAACTGTGTAAACTTTCTCAGGAAAGTAACTGAATTGTTGTAACTCCTTCAAAATGAAGGCATCTGAGACGAGGGTTCGAATCCCTCCAGCTCCACCATAAACATATTAGACTCAGAAGGTAGACTATTCGCGGTAATCTACTGAATGGTGATCGAGTTTAAAGACTCAAATAGTATGTTTTTGATGGGGCTGTCATGGTTTCGATCAGGTGAGATAGTAGAGAAGGCAACACGAGAGATGACTGACGTAATCAGCATAAAACAAAGTAAATGCAGCAAATGATGCAAACTATGGAGATTACGCTCTAGCAGCGTGAGATTAGCCTGAGATTAAGCCACTTGGAAACAGAACGGCTTGGGGATGGAAACATCCCCTTTTATTAACTATAGGAAAATATTATGCAAGTATTGGGAAAAAACGTTCTTGTTTTAAAACAAAAAGCGGAATATCAGGGTTTAATTTATGGCGTTAACTCTGAAGATAATACAAAAGGAAAAGTCATGAACTTAGGTCATGATGTTACATTACTTAAATTAGGCGACATTATTCTTTTGAATTGGAATAAAGCAAAAAATGTTTCTGGAGAGTTATGGGTTGTTTCAGAAGATGAAGTCGTAGCGGTGTTCGAAGATGATTAAACAATATATGAAACGCCCAGTGACCATTGAGGCGATTAAATTTGAATATAACAATAAGTGTATTCAGGAACTAAAAGATTGGCTTGGAAGCGAATTCATAGAATCTGGAAAAGACCGCCGCATGGATGCCAAAGGCTGGCTTCAAGTTGGAACCCTGGAAGATGGACGTGGGAAAAATAAAATTGCCCATGTCGCTACAGAAGGTGATTATATTATTAAAGGAATACAGGGTGAATTTTATGCCTGTAAACCGGATATTTTCTATCAAACATATCAAGAAATTTCAGATTCTATTATCGAGTTTAACAACGTTTATACAGGTTGTTAATTACTTGGAGAGGGCGTGGAATACACCATCCCAGTTAGCTGGACATTCGCCTGAGATTCTTTCTAGCATTAATTCATAATAATGTTGTAGAGGTCCAGGTTGTTCAGCTAAATGTTTACATATAACTCTAGCAGATCCCCAATCTCCTGCATAATATGCATTCAAATATTGTTGATGCGCAGGTAAAGTTTCGGCTACTGTAAACATTTTTACACCAATATGTTTACCCTTAACTGCAATGCAATCCAATTCTGCTAATTTAAAATCATCTTTAACTAATTCAGCTGTTGTTTCCCCAAGGATTAGTAACACGCCATATCCTTTTGTTTGCCCTTCTAATCTAGAAGTTAATGATACAGTATCTCCTAGTACATCATAACCGAATCTATATTTCGATCCAATGTTACCTACTAAAATTGGTCCAGAATTTACACCAACACCCATACCAACTGGAGGTTTACCCAGAGAAATTAACTGTTTATTAAATTGAGTAACAGCCTCAACCATTTCTAATCCAGTTTGAACAGCAACTTTCGCATGATTTTCATCATCTAATGGAGCACCATGAATGTGTAAACTTGCATCGCCAATAAATTTAATAATACATCCATCATTTTTTAATACAGGTTCAGAAATAGCAGTCATATAATCGTTCATGATTTGAGTTAAACCCTCGACATCATCACCATATGATTCGCCTAAAGTAGTAAATCCGCGAAGATCCGTCATAACAGAGGAGATTAATTTTCTTTCTCCGCCTAATTTAATTAAATCTGGATTTTTTTGTAACCTTTCAACCATTACAGGGGAAACGTATCCGCCAAATTGTTTTTTAATTTGCTCTTTTTGTAAATATTCAGAAAGAAATTTAACGGTATATGCATGCCCGTAAACTAATGCAATTCCAATTACAAAAGCTGTAATGTCAATAAGCATATTATAGCTCTTAAAGACCCATGCAGCTGCGAAATGACTTGCACCTAACGTTAGTATTACCGGAACAAATGCATACGTCCAGCGCGATCCAACGACAACTACGGCTCCTCCTAAGAATATAGCCAATGCTTCAGCCATATCTGTCCAATCAGGGCGTTCTATAACTACGCCATTAATCATAGTAGAAATAACAGCCGCCTGAACATCTTGCGGATAAACCGCTCCAATTGGTGTTGATAATGGATTTGCAATACCAGCAGCAGTTGTTCCAACAATAACCACAGCTCCACCAAAATCAGCAGGAATATCAGTAATGCTTACTGCTTGATTTTTTTGACTCCAATCAATCCAGATTCTACCTAGACTATCTGTTGTAACTGGACCAAATTGTGGAATGCGCAGTTTTTCTACACCCAATTCATTTAGTTTTACTTGAAATGTTGTATCCTGTGCAAGAACTCTTAACGTTTCTAGACTTAATGATGGATACAATACATTGTTAACTGATGTTAGTAATGGAACTCTGCGATTAACTCCATCAATTTCCGGTAGCGTATTAACAGTTCCAACACCAGCAGAACTATTTTCTAATGCAGAAATATTGGAAATAATTCCAGGATAGCTAACTATTTTATCTTGATATTCTGGATTTAAAATTACCGATCCAGGATTCTTTGGAGTATTTTTAGTTTTACCAGCAGGAACACTAGGTAAAATAACAGGTAATACTTTTAAAGTTTGTTCTAATTTATCATCTCCGCCTAAACGGTCAGTTTCGCTCATTAAAACATTAAATACAACTAATCCTGCATTATGTAAATATAATGTTTCAATTGTATCTGCATAAAAATCGCGTTTAAATGGCCATTGACCATACTTATCTAATGCTGCTTCGTCAATGTTAACTGTATAAACATTATTTTCTGTTGGAGCTTTAGATGTAATTAATGTATCGAAATAGCGAAGACGAATCGATTCAACAAATGATGGATCGGCAACCCTAACTGCTAAAACTAGCAGTAGAGTTACCAATGCCCAATAAGGACTTAATAATGCTTTTAATTTAGAACCAATCTTCATATTTCGCTGCCACTGCTTCTAATGCTTTTAAATTTTCTGGAATTGCCGGAGAAAAATCAACACCAGCTTTAACTTCTAAATCAGCAACAGGAACAATATATTTTGCCAATTGTTTTGGGTCGACTTTTTCATTAGGGAATAAAAATGCAACCATTCGTTCTTTGCTTGGTTGAATAATTACTTTGTAAATATGAGTAGGAACTCCAACTTTATTTCCAATAGTTTTGTATTCGCCCTCATAAATTGTTCCGGTAATTGCATAAACATCGCCATGAGCAACTAGGTCGCGGGTTTTTTCTTCAAGTAATTTCCATGCTCCGCGATTTAATGGTTGACTTTGAGGCATCATGTTATCAAGGAAAAATGATTCGCTCATTACTTTAGCATCATAAACGAAATCTGCTGCGGGTGCCATGTGTCCACGATCTAAGTTAGAACCAACATAATCTTTTAATGTTACACGGTATTCAGCAGGAACTTCTGCATCTTCACGAAAATCATCTTTTCTACCAACTGCTTTTTTTAGGTGATCAGCTGTAATATGTTCAATAACAAAATACGGGACTTTGGTTTTATAATTTAAATTAACAGCATATCCGGTTTTGCAGATATATTGATTATCGCCTTCAGTTTTAATTTGCGGAGCACCCCAAGTTGCAAAATGTGAACATTTATCATCGATTGAATTTGCAGAAATAGCTGTAGAAAATAAAAGACATAAAGCTAAAACAATTTTTTTCATGATTACCTCAAGTTAGATTAAAACATTATTTATGAACAAGATTTTCTTTAAATATTTTCCAGCAATTTTCCCAAGTCCATTTGAATGAGCTAACATAAACTTTATGTCTATCAAGAGATAAACATTTTAATATAGCGTTTTCAAAATTTTCATCCATGTAACCATTAACATCAGATTCAATAACATCAATTGGACCAGCAACTGGATATCCAGCTACAGGGCATCCCAATGACATTGCTTCAATCATTACAATTCCAAATGTATCGGTTTTACTTGGAAAGCAAAATACATCAGCATTAACATAATAATCGGCTAATTCTGATCCAGATTTATAACCAACAAATTCTACCAATGGGTATTTTTTTTCAAGTTTTTTTCTATATGGACCATCTCCGACAATTTGAATGTAATATTGCGGATTAGTTGATAGTTGACATAATACATCTAAATTCTTTTCTTTAGAAACTCTACCAACAGATAACAATATAATTTGTTCTCTATTTTCTTTTGGTTTAGTTGGAGTTAATTCTTCTCTATTAATACCTCTAGTCCATGAAATAACATCGCATTTAAATCCATTGAATTTTAATTCTTGAACCATAGTATTGGTTGTTGTTAAAACTTTATATGAACGATTATGAAACCAACGTAAAAATTTGTATGTAATTTTTTCGGGTATTCCGTAAATCTTTTTTACAAATTCTGGGAAATTCGTGTGATAACTCGTGTTATATTTCCATTTATTTTTCTTACACGCCAATTTAGCTGCAATTCCAATAGTACCTTCTGTTGCTATATGAATAAAATCTGGATTTATTTTTTTAATTTTCTTAGTTAATCCAAAAGGAAAACTTAATTTAACTTCTGGATATTTTGGCATATTAATATGTTTAAAATCTAGAGGAGTTATAAATTCAAAAGTAAACTCCTCTTGTTCACCAACACGTTTTAAATTGTTAAATGTAGTTACCACGCCATTAATTTGGTTTGGTAGATTGTCTGTTATTATTAAGATAGTTTTTTTCATATTATTTTTTTAGGCAAACATACATTTCACCTTCTCTATGCTCTTTTGATTTATGTAATTGTTCCATTGCTACTTTACAAGATTCATACGAACTAAAATCGCCAATTGGTTGCCAAAAAAGACTAGTTCCTAATGCTGCTACTGCTTGTAATGCCACTAAAATATACATTATTCTTCCTTACTATATGTTATAATTTCCCATCTACCATCATGATGTTCGACTAAAGCCGTTAATGATTCTACCCAATCTCCATCATTCATATATGTTACACCATTAATTTCTTTTATTTCCGCGAAATGTATGTGTCCGCAGATAACGCCGTCATATCCGCGTTTTTTGCAATAGTCTGTTAAATTTATTTCGAACTGGAACATAAAATCGACAGCTTTTTTAACTTTATGTTTTAAATATTTACTTAGGCTCCAATAACCAAATCCCAATTTATGTCTTACCCAATTAAATTTATTATTTAATGATAAAATTAAATCATAGCCTTTATCTCCAAGAAAACTTAACCATGGAGCAAGCCTAGTAATTCCATCAAATAAATCTCCATGAATTACCAAATAGCGTTTACCATCAATTCCATTATGTTCATATTGATTATGAATTGAAATTTTACCAAAGGTGACGTTAAGATTAACCATTGGTCTAATAAATTCATCATGATTCCCTGTTATGTATATTACCTCAGTTCCTTTCCTCGATAAAGATAAAAATTTATGAATTAATTTTGTATGACTAGGTTTCCATTTAAGTTTATTTTGTTGTATTTTCCATCCATCAATTATATCTCCAACAAGATACAATTTATTGCAAGTATTATTTTTTAAAAAATCAATTAATTCAATTGCTTTAGAATCTTTTGTTCCTAAATGTATATCGCTAATAAAAATGCTTTGGTATTTTTTATCCATATATTATTTTTGTGTAATATCTATTTTCGTGGTTGTGCCCATGTTAATATTTTGAGTTAAAACAGTTCCTTCTTGATTTAATTTTAAAGTTGCATCTGCATTTTTATCTACTTTTAATTGAAATTTATTTTTGGTTGCTTCTTTATCAAGAACTAATGCTTTTCCATTTGTATTATATTTTAAATTTGTTTTTTCATCATATCCAGGTAGCATATCACTAATATCATCAATCGGTTCGTCTAATACATTTGTTAATAATTTTTCATCTAATTTATTTTTATCTAAATCAGTTTTTACATCTAATAAATTGATACTTAATTGTTTGTACGTTAAAAAATCTTGATCAAGAAAATTAACATCTAATCCAGTTTTTATTTGTTGAACTGTTACTGTTGTGTCAGCGGCTTTTACTGGAGAAGATACAATTAAGCTATTGTTAATATTTAATGGATCAATATTAATTATAGTTGGTTTTGATGGAGAATTTGTTTTATCAGAAACAGTAGTTGATTGAAATGCTTGGTTTAATAAAACAAAACCTGCATCTGTAGAAACTTCAATAGCTCCTGTTACGCAACCAGATAAATCGCAACTTGGTAACAGAATAAATGTACTTTGACCTAATTCATCTACTGTTGTAGAAAAATCTGTACCACGAACAGCAACGGTAGCCGTTGGAGTTTGTATTCCAACATTTTGTGGATTATGTTTTGCTATTTGCCCAGAGGCATAACGAACAGTTCCTAATGCAATTTTTAATCCAAGTTTTCCTGTGGATTTTTTAGCGTCATAAACAAAATCGTCAATTACAAGTTTACTTTGTTCGCCAACGGAAACTTTGGTATTATCATTAAAAGTAATGTCGAGTTTACCTTTTGCAGTAACCACGACATCCATAGATTCAATTTCTGTATTAACAGCACTTGGTAGCGATTGTTTATTTCGCTGTATTTCAGCTACTCCAGTTTGTTCAGAAACTTTACCAATTGCTCCAAAACTACGGGGCGAGTAAAGTAATAACAGAAGACTGAGTAATGCTAATGTTATTGTTGTTGCCTGTGCTGGTGACTTTAATGTTTTCATCCAAACTTCCTGATTGAGTCATATCAATTTTATTTGAATTTCCGATAAGAGTTAAATCTGCCGATATTTTACTACCAAGAGTACTTGTATGAGTCCCTGTATGAGTAACAATATTATTATTACCGGAAATATTCATTTTACTTGTAGCAGATTTATCAGCAGCTCCTAAATTTGTAGTAATTTTATTATTATTACCTGATATTGTATAATCGATTGTAGAATTATCGCAAGAATTTGGTGTAGTTTTACTTCCGCAAATAATACTTTCGATATTACCAGCACCATATGTTTCTAATGTTACATTTGTATTGTTACCATTAATTAATAAATCCAATTCATTAACAGCGCCAACTTGTTCAATTGTAAATTTACTACTATCTCCACCAAAAAACGAAGGAGTTAAAGAACTACCTATTCTATTTGAAGTTCCTTGTTGAGTTACTTTAATTTCAGAAGAACTTCCAATTTGTTCAATAAAAACGTCACTAGCTAATACAGATTTAGCAAAAAGCATAACAAACATAATTAAATATATTTGTATTTTTTTCATTTATTTTTCCTTTATATGCGGAATGGTTGCATTTCTTTTTTAAATTTCCAGAGACCTTTCTTTTCACCTTCAAGTATCATGGAATAAACACTATCTTCAATAGCTACTCTAACTCCTTCGGTGATTGGTTCATTAACAGCATCACCAACTTCCGCTTCAAGAGCAGTTACATTACCAGTTCCAATAAACATCATAGCTCCGCCACCTGAGGCAAAACTATAAATTGTTTTTGTTGTTATTACCGATAACAAAACTTCTCCAGTTGCAACTGAGATAACTCTCATTGAAATAGTAATTTTATCTACACGATATTCATCAGTAAAACCTAATTTAAATAATCGTAAACCAATACCGCCAGATCTTATGTCAGAATCGTAACCAGATATACTTCCTGTTACTATTAATCCGCTAACCATCAATGGAGTTAATGGTTTTGCTTCAGTTTTTTCGTAAACTTCTCTTTGATTTCTAATTAATTGACGTTCTTTAACTAAACTATCTAAACCGACGCGTTCAACAACTTTAAACCAATTTTTTGAATCTTGTAGAGCTTTAATGACAAAAGATTCTGCGCCTTGTGGAACAGCTGTTGATAATTGAGCTAATTTATCAGACGGTTTACGTTGCCCAGTTTTATCGGTAAATTCGTACACAGAAATAGGAATTGAATCCCCTTCAAGAAAAGGAAGTTTTTCTGATAGATTTGCTCTTGGTTTAACAGAAACTGGTTCTTCTGCTGCTAATTCTAGAGCAAGTTGTGAACAACCAGAAAGTAATAAAAATAATGATAAAATAATATATTTCATATTAGAATCCGAATTGTCCTATTGGTACAGTAATATCTGTTGTATTACCGTTTGTTTCCATAATTGTTAATGTAACATCATTAGCTGTTTTAATCCAATTAATTGATGTTCCTTGAAAATCCATTGTCCCTGATGTTGCTCCTGTATCAGAAAACAGTTGATCAGTTAATTGTTTTGATAATTGAGCATAAATTCTAGATTCAACATTAACTAAAAATTTAGATAAATTGCTATTATTTGCAGCAACTTCGGCTTTAGCAATTGCTGCCGATTGATCGTCTTTAATTTTTTGTTTACGTTGCGCTTCAATTTGTTCTAAAGTTATAACCTGAGCCGACCAACCATTTCCTGAAAATGATGGATCTTTAAATTCAAACGTCAATGGTGTTGCATTAACTCCTACTGAAAAACACATAATGAAAAATAATTGTAAATATTTTTTCATATATTATCTCTGTCTATTATTTCTTTTTGCTACTGGATCTTGTTGCTGTTCTCGCATTTGAAGAACTGTGTTTAATTTAGCAGTTAAACGTAGTAAATCATTATCTAATAATCTAATACGATCGATAAGAGCAATCAACTCTTTACTTGCTTCCCCTAATACTGGATTAATTTCATCGATGGTATATGACCAAACATATTTTACCATCTTTAACAT